CACACATAGGTTTGTACACCATCCTGGCGTCGAAACAAAGAGGCCATGCTTTGAACGTTGGGAAACCAGAACTTGTTGTTCGTTATGGCAAACATCTGACCGCCATTTAAGCCCGCGCAAAGACCGTTCATCGTCATAAAGGCTAAAGCTACACCAGCTTCTCCAACCTGCCCTGGAGGCACCTGTGGGTCGATCGCGTCCCGAGGAACAAGCACCATCGAACCAGAGTATATGCCGTAGGGGTAAATCCTCTTGCGTGGGAGCGGGAACGTATCACCGCCGAGCCACCAAAGATCGTTCTCTGTCCCTACATAAATGCCATCCGCGACGGCGCCGATCGCAGTGATGCGTGACTCGAACTGGAGAAAAGTCTTGGTCCGATCGACGTAGTTGTAGAGATAAAGCTCCGTGGCCCAAAGCAGGTTCCCAGCCGCGAGGTAGATACGACCATTATAGTAGGTGAGATCAGACGCCATCGGCGGCGCCCCGAGAAGCTTACCGCGGATTGGGAAGAGGGTTGAGGTGGGATCGACGACCGGCGAAAGCCATTGTGGCTGAGATGCTACCTGTCCCCAGGGTTGCACGGTAAGTGTATCGAGGTTAACAACCCCAGAACATCCTACAGACGAATAGTAAACGTTCCGGCCAACCTGCGTGTACACCAACTTGTTCGTGCCAACCGAGCTGTCAATACCAAAGAAAGCATATCCAGGAGAGAGTGTACCAAGAACCCCGTTCTTAACCATCAAGATCGTGCCGTCAGCACACTGGAAGAGACTACCAGATGGTGACCCGTCTTTTAGTGTGAAACCGCGACGACTATGAATTTGACCGGCGTCATCTAGGTCAATATTGATCGCCCGTTCGAGTTCCTCCGCGGTCAGCCGTTCAGCATCGACTGTATTTCTCAGGCCGACAAACTTCTGCAGCATAATCGAAGGATCGGGCTGCTGTTGCTGATCCTGCGGAGGCCCTTGAACCAATTAATGAAAACCGAAAGTTTTCCATCCCAAAATAAAAATCAGGATGAAAAGCATGAGCATACCGCCCATTCGGCCATAAGGCGGAGCAACGGCGCCGGGCCAGTTCCATACGAAACCGGACAACGCCCAGATGATCATGATGACCCAAAAAATCAGAAACAAAAGTTCCATCAATCTTCTCCTTCTCTCTGACTTAAGGCGTGGTTTACCGCGTCTCTAACTCTTTGTTCACGATCTCGCTTCGTCACAAAGAAAACAACAAGTCCGCTGAGTAATGGAGCGAGCGCGGACACTAGAAGCAATGCGCCGACCAACTTTGACAGTTCACCCTCGACGCCCTCCATCCTAGCATGTAGTGCGAGAAGTTCGGATGTATATTCCGTCCTTGGGAGCAACGTTGCGGCTTGGTCCTTCAGCTGGCCTCGAAACTCGTTGACGCTCTCGAAGCGCTTGTCCGCGCTGATCTCCGCCTTCATGACCGCTTCCTTCGCGCTCGCGAGCGCGGCGGCGGTGGCTTTCTCATTCGCCGCGAACGCGGCCTGAATCGCCTTCTCGTTCGCCGCAAACGCCGCCGCGACCGCGACAGCTTGATCTGAAAATCTCTGGTTCACAAGGTCCGTGAGACCCTTGAACATATCCATGTAGCGGCGGTCGCGTTCCTCCGCAAACTTATCCATGATCGACCCGATTTGGCTCGCACGGATTGCCGGGTCAGACACGACTTCAGAGTAGGCTGGGGTCACCAAACAAAGAAATGCGGCGATAACCCCAGCCCGTATCATCCCACTACTCCTACGAACGTTTTACGGTGCGGCGGGAGGCGTCACAGGTACTGGAACAAGTGCTTTGATCTCGGCGGTAAGCGCGTCAATTTTGACGACCTGACTCGCGATGAGATTGTCATCCGCTGCTTTCTGAGCGGCGACGGCAGCGGCTTCGGACGCGGCGGTGGTCGCCGTGGCCTTATAGGCTTCGAATTCGGCTTGGAGAGTATCGATGGAGGTGGAAAGGATATCAATGGCAGCCATAAATTCAGTCCCTTGTTTTGCAAGTGCGTGGTTGATGTAGGCACGGATCGCATGCGTTAGTTCCATATCACGGTTTCCTCTTTACCATATCCGCCACTGTTGACACAACTGGAGGAAGCGCCGCGTAAATGAAAAAAGACAACGCGATCGTCAACTCAGCATTAGCATACTCTGGCGGCACAGCCGGAATTACCGTCAGCCCAAACCAGCCCCAGCTGTGTGGGAACGTGTTGACCCAGAAGACCGCGTTCCAGTGAAGCGCAGCAGGGATGCCAAACATATAAACCATGAAATGGCCACCCCACCAATTATTCGCCTGCACCTTGATCGTGTTGGTGTCGTTCAAGCCCTTGACATACGCGGCGTATTCGTCGCGCTCGACATTGGTCATTTGCTGATACTCAGCCAAACCAACGTCCTGCTTCTTATTTAGATAGGTGAAAAGCGGGGTAACAATCCCGCTAATCGCACCGGTTAGAATTGAACCGATCCAGGCAAACATAGCCTACCCTATGCTAGACGTCGAAGGAGGAAGCGGAGGAGTCTTCGCAGCCTGCAGGATGCCAACCGTGTGAGTGATCGGAATCAAGAACGTACAGACCAATGTGATCATGTTGGCCATCTTCGCATCCACGATATTCGCCCAAGGCAACGACTGCCATTCAGCGATCAAGGAAGGGTCCAAAAATTGCGGCAACAACGTGCCCATCTGGGCCAGTCCAGCAACCGTCGAAAGAATGATCGTCTTCCAGCCGTTAATCTTTTCCCAAAGCCAGCCGAAGCCGGTTGTATTGGCCAGCACGCCAGGCTTCCTAAGGACCGCGCCAACCTCGGTCATCTTCGGTTTAAGAATGAGAATGTAGACCGCATAAGCTATGCCGAAGAGAACCAACGGCCATCCGAAAGTTGTCCAGAACCAATGTTGCATGTTACACCTTTAGCTTGAAGTCTTCAGCGATTGTCGTATCTAATGCCTTAACTATGCGATTGACGATATCATCAATATCATCGGACATCAACGGATGGGATGGTTGCGGCGGCGGGTCCGGTCGCTTAACCACAGGTCGAGGCTCTCCAAAGTACCAATACCCCTCCCTCGCGTTCCAGACCCACTGCGGTGGCAGTATCGGAATGGCAGGCTCTGGGATGAGATTCTCGGGCTCGGGAATAAGATCGGGCCTGAATGGCATCTCAGGCACCTCGATCTCCGGTTTCGGCACCTCAGGGAGGGGCGCAGGCGCCTCAACCGGCTTGGTGCTTGATGCTGCCTTGGCCCCAGCGACACCGGCCACTGCCGCCGCTTTCTGAGCCGCGTAGAGCGAGTACACCACCAGGAACGCGACGCCCGCACCGGCAGCCCACATCAACTCTGATGGCATGCCGCCAATCCAATGAAGAAGCCCAATAACCGCGCCAAGAACAAGACCGCCGCCAGCGTTTGTGTTGTTGACCTTAACCTTCGCTTGAGCCTGCGTCTTCGCTATATTGGCCTGCGTCGCCGGGGATGTGCCGATATGGGCCGCAGCAGCAAAGACCGCACGAGCCTGCGCCCGCCGATAGTCTGCGCGCGCCGTCGCGGCAGCTGGAATTTCGAAATGCCAGGTGATCAGATCGGTCAGGGTGTCAATGTCCCCGCCTTGGCGCAGCGCCGCCTCAACATGCGGAAAATGGGCGCGACATTCTATCGCACAATATTTTACCTGGTAATCCATCCGGCCATAAAGGTCCCACATCGCCGCATCGACCTGCGCACGTGTCATCCCAGGATGGACAAGCTCTGGATGCAAGCCGATCACGTAATCTTCGTAGTGAGTTAGCCGTTTGTCCGACTTGGAATCCCGCCATTGCGGGCCAGCCTGGCTGCTATGATCGAGCGGACCATGCCGGAAGGCGGTAGGGATGTTGACCCCAACCTCCTGGGTCCAATTCCCAACCCATGCACCGGCAGACTCTGGAGGATATCTTTCGGCTTCGAAGAGGGCAAAACAGGCTAATTGACGTGGGGTTACAGCCATAAACCACAGCTCCTATGCCGCTGTAAATACACTCGGTTTGACTTCGAATTTATACTCGGTCGCAGCGATCACCGCACCGGTCCCCTCGAAACGATAATACCAAATGCCGGGGAGCACCGGATTTATCGTCACGCTATAGACACCAAGCGAGACTCGGGTCACCGCAACTCCAGCATATACCACCGCAGTGCGCGCTGGGTCGCGCGTGCGACAGGTCACCACAGTCGGATCGGCTAACGCTCCGGTCAAGGCATTCGTGAAAACGCCTTGTAGGGTGACCGCATTACCAGGGAGGTATGAATTAGGACTGGTCACTTAGCGTAGCCTCGTATGTGAGTGCATCACTTAATCCAGCCTTATATAACTGAACATCGTCTAACACAACCGCATATGGATCATGAATGCCAAATATTGACGATAACATCTCATACCCTACCTGACCCCCATAAGACAGCGTAGGCACCAAAGGTAGCACACTTTGCCAAATCTGAAGATTCGGAATGAACGGTAACACTGAGGCAACAGGATGCCCTAATGCATAGCTTACTTGACCTGAAGAAGACAGATCAGCAATCGGAAGTGGTGCACTCTGCCAGAATTTCAGGTTTGGGACAAACGGCTGAAGAGCCGTCAGCGCATACCCAGCTTGACCTTTAAGCTGCGGCCCCTCGGACGCGCGCGCCGGTGCGCTCTGCCAGAACTCGAGATTCGCGACGAACGGCGGTACAGAGGGATACCCCGCCAACACACCGCTCGCTTTGCCTTTGAGCTGCGGCCCCTCGGACGCGCACACCGGAACACTCTGCCAGAACTCGAAATTAGTCTGGGTCAGCGTAGGTGTCAGCGCTAAAGAGGAGGAAAGCACTTCGTAGTTCGCCGAACCATAGAAAGGTTTCGGGGCTGGGGGGGATGGCACACTTTGCCAAAACTGAAAATCTGGGACAAACGGCGGCGCCACGAACAAAGGCGTCGTGATCGAGCAATTGGAGATGTAGAACCCAACATCATCTCCAGCCCCACCACCTGCGTTGTCAATCACCCACTCAAACTGGATGAACAAATATTCATTCGTGAGAGTAATGGTCGGCGCGGACCAACTGACGTTGGCCGAGATCGAGGTGAAAGAGCTACTCAGCGCCGCGCATGTCGAGCCCGCTACAGGCCCGGAAGTCAGCTCCCGTGGGGAAGACCCATCCGCGTTGACCGAGGCCCATAGACGAACTTGGAAGTGACCCTGCTGGGTCCCTCCCGTCTGCGACATAACACCGAGGGTGAATTGCCAAGCGCCGGAAGCAAGTGTGTCGCTGATCGTTGTGGTGGATCGGTATGAATCACCCCAACTTGCCCCGGTGTTGAATACAGGACCAGACGACGCCGCGAGCCCGGAGCTGCCACCAAAATCGGCCGATGGCCGATGGTTATTCATCTTCAACTGGCAGTATTTGGTCGGCGCTACGGTGTTGACAACCCAGCCATATCCAGCCGCAGGGCCAGGTGCAGAGCCATCAACCTGCAGATTACCCCAAAAATAGGTGGCAGCACTAGAGTTGAGTAACCAAAGAGTATGTTGTGCCACGCAGGTTCATATCCTATAATTCACAACCCAACTGTCTTTAAGGCCGCAACTATGTCCCGCGCCATAACTGAATGTCCTATGTTGTTTGGATGATTACAAACTCTGAGGGGTGAAGTTCTTCAAGTATTGTCCATTACCCAGCGCGCTAGCTGCCTTACCAGCGCTAGCCGCTAGTCCACGTGCAACTGGATCGATACTCATTGACTTATCCTGTAGTTAACAGTCCCAGATGTATATGCAGTACAGTTAAGACGATACATCACACCATACTGATCTTCCTGCGCTACCTCAGATTCAGGGGTAGTCCAAATATATCGTTGCGTTCCTGCAGCGGTGATCGGTGACCAATGCGCACCTGCGTCAAATGACCGTTCCAGCTGAAACGACGCGACGAAGGTTCCATATGCTGTGACGTTGAACCCGCGCCCAGCGAGAGGAACAAACGACGCACTTTGTCCTGTTGCGGCAAATGTGCCGACAACTGAAGGTGCGGTGGACATCGTGAACCCAGGTCCAGCAGTATTCAACTCCGCAGCATGTGCTCCTGAGCAAGAAGCAGCCAGAACCAAAGCAAGAAGAATTTTCCTGAACATCATAAGCCTCACTGCTGCCAGTTATAGGTTTCGCTGAACTTGCGTGCCTGAATGTCTTTGGGTGACACACCATAAGGGAGTTGCGTCGTCCGAGCAATGGCGGCTTGCTGCTGCCTCCGACCGTAATAAGCTGGGAAGGTAGACATGATCGCCTCTTGTGGATGCTCTTTGTCGTACTCCGCCGCCAAGCCGCGGAACTTCTCGACCCCGGCCTGATCGTTGCGCTCCATGGAGATGGCCAAGTTCTTGCGAATGTTGGCGGCGACGAACTGCATCGCCTCCCTGCGCCCTTGGAGCGCGCGTGAGCCTTCCTCGTACTCCGCGTACCGGCCTGGCTCAAACCCGAGCGCCGTCTGGAGCGTCGAGAGCGCATCGGGCGCCAGCGGCAGCTTGTGACCTTCCTTGTCATGGTAGGCGTACTCGCCATCTGGGCTCGCCTGGCTCATGCGAAACGCCTTGAACGCGCTCTTGAGCGCGCGCGGCGCCATCTCCTGCAGACCTTGCAGGTAGTTCCCCATCGCAAAGTCACGCCCACCGACAACCATGTTGGACGCCATGCTGATCGGGGAACCCATCATGTGCATCGCTTGATCCTTAAGCGTGTCCTCCCACTTGCGTCGATCGCTCATCATGCGGGTAAACGGCGCGATCTCAGCGTCGCCCAGGTCCGAGGTGTCTGTGCCTAGATAGCGCGGCAGCCCGCGCGCGGCGATCTGGCCAGCATCCTTACCGATCAGATTGTCGAGGAAGTCTCGATACCCCTGCTCGACGTCAAACTCTTCTCCGGTTGGGCTCAACAGCGCGCTCGCGCGCGTAGCCGCTCCAGCGATCCAGCCAGCTGCCGGGAGCCCGAGGGTGCCGGACAGTGTGATTGCCGCGGCGACGTGCGCGCCTAAGAAGCGCCTGGCTTCGGCCTGTTCTTGCGGCGAGCGCGTGTTGTCGAGGAACGCTCGATGCGTCTCGTTGATCAGCTTCTCGATCAGCTTTGTCGTGTATCCTGTAAAGCTCCAGGTAATTGGTGAAGCCGGACCCAGGAATCCCAACTTGCTCACCTGACGCGCATTGTTGCCGGTCCGCCAGTCGAGCATGGCCTGCTGCACAACGTTGTGCGCGTAGTCCTCCATGGCCATCCCACCGGCCTTCTCCGGCGCGGTGTTGTAGAGATCGCGCGTCGCCAGCGCGACATGGATGCGAGAGAACAGCTCTGCATACATCGCGGTGAAGTTGGCATACTTCAGCGCGTTCTTCGCCTTCGGGCCAAGGCTCACACCAACCTCGTGGCGCATCGCCTGGCTAAACGAGCCCATCTCGATCGAGCCACGGTTGACCAGCTCCATCATCAGGTTGACGTCCTCAGGCGGGATACCTGCTTTCCTCATGCCTTCTGGTGTCACGACAACATCGAAGGGATTCTTGTCCCTCGCTATCGCGCCAATGATCTTGAACGCACCGGTCGTCGCGCCAGCGAGCGCCTTGGCACTGGCCGTGAAGCCATACTTCTTGGACATCTCTGGCCACGCCAGCATCGGCTCCTGCGAAATTACTTCCATCCAATAGGCTGGTGAGAACCCTAGGAAGTAGGAATGGTTGACCGCACGGAACATGTCCCAGAAACTATTCGGCTGCCGCCACATGCGATCGTTCTGACGCATCGCAAATTCCTGCATCGTCTGCGACATCTTCGTCACATCGAGCGGGCTCACGCCGGAGTCGAGAGACTTCGCATCCAGCGCTGATTGGTTCATCGAAGCCATGGCGTCATGGCGGTCCGCAGCATGCGAGAGATGTCCCATCGCACCACTGGTCAATCCTGCGCGCTTATACAGGGCATCAACCATATTGGACATGGACCCTTGTGTGCCAGCTCGCTGCAGTTGTGTTTGATAAAGAGAATCATGCGGGATCAAGTCCGAAAGCAAGCCATCCATCTGTTCAAGAACTTCAGACTGCACTTTCTTCATCGATCGTACCTGATCATCACTCAGGCCATCAGGTATCTCGAATGCATGCCCATTCGCGATCGCCTCGTGCAGCTCCTGAACCCACCTTGAACCCATCCCGCGAATGCTGTCTGCCTGTGCGACGGGCCCTGATTTAATGGTCTCATTCGGATTGAGCAAACCCTCCTTCTGCATCGTCGTCGCGATATTGCGCAACGCGGCGTTCGGACCCTCGCTCTCAACACGCGCGTAGACATGCGCAAGACCAACCTTATCAAATCGAATGTTGTAAAGTTGATTCGCCTGCAAAAGATCATGTAGCCGATTTGCCGCTTGTGGATCGATCGTACCATCTTCCATCTGCTTCAAATGCATCGAGGTGAAGTAGTCTCCGATGCGCATGCTCGGGAAATACGGCGACGCACCGATCTGCTGCACCCGACCACCAAAGTCTGACACCATCGCCTCAAGCGTTCCAACATGCTTATCCGCCGCTTTGAGCGTCGATAGAAGTTCAGGAGACGCAAATTTGTCCTTTGCCGCGACTGCATAGTCACCATGCGCTTCATTAACGTAATTCCGCAAAGCCTGCAGCTTTTCCTGGAAGTGACCTTTCATCAAATCACGCATTCCGTTGACGTCGAAATGCATATCCTTGTTCGACTTGAACACATCCTCAGATGTTTGTGCTGGCCAGTTTTTGATGTCAACATCACGATACTTCAATGAATTTTTCGCAAGGTCCATCAACATCGACATGTGACCATACTCTTGCAATTCACCAAGAGCTGTCGCTCGATCATACATCGCTACGCCACCAGACTGGCGCATATCGTTGTATGACTTCAAGCGATCTATGAAGTCTGTCTTGAACCGATCATCAGTCCAGCCAAGCCGTGCTTTGTTTTGATCGTATGTCTCCTTGTAATTGTAACCGTAGAGCGAGCCTCCCGTCGCCTTATTGAGCATCTCACCAGCAGCTTTCGTTTCCTTGGCTGTCGTGAAATCACGCATCTCGCTTAAGAAGCGATTCTGCAACTGATTCCAGAGCCCGCCATAAGTGTCTCCGGCCTGCTTCGCATTGTAAGCTTTCCTGATCCCCTCACCGAAACTCTTCATCACTGGAAGCGCGTTCTCTCCAGGAGCCCAAGCCTCCGCCATCATCTGCTCAGACCGCCAACCCATTGTGGCGTGGAAAAAATTCGTAACCGACTGGCGCCAAGGAATCCGCGAAATCATGTCGGCCCAACGCAGTGTACGGCCAGCCTCGTCTGAAAGTCCTTGAGGCGTCACACGGTAATTCGCCATCGTCTCAATCGTGCTCGCGTGCGTAGGATCGATCGCACCCGGAGTGACACGATTTTGAAGATCACGGATCGCCGCGGCAGTCTCCAAGACACCAAACTTACCGTCGACCTTGTTGGCGTAATCGTTAAGTCCTACGGCCTTCAGCAAACTAACGAACGACTGCTTGACGTCTGACATCCACGCCTTCAGCGCGAGAGACATCTTCCCGCCCGCGCGTCCGCCAACCTGCGCAAGCATCTCATTTGCAAGATCAGACTTGTCTGCAAGAGTTAGATCACGCCCAGCTGGAATGTATTGCTCCAGTTGCTTCCGCACGCCGTACCGATCGGCGATATCCAGAAGCCCATCCACACCTCCTGCATGATCGAAGATGGCCTGCGCAACGCTGTGATAACCAGGCACCTGTGCTAATGCATCATGGATCGCCTCGTGCGCAATCGTCTCCTGAACATCCGCGCGGTCCGCGTGCTGGTCCCGCATAATATAAGTTTCGCCGTTCTGGTAAATACCTTTCGCTTCGTTGATCTTGATCCCATCCTCAACGGCTTTTGCTGCCACATCACGCGGCAACTCATTCGCGCTATTCAAAAGATGAACGCGCGCCATGGCTTCCGGAGAAAGGTTCGCCGTCCGCCGCTGAGCCTCACCCCTGAAAGCTTCAGGACTGATCGGTGTCACAACAGGACTGTCTGAGTAGCTGGCCTTTGGTGTATCCTTCGCGACTTCCGTTTGCTGAGCATATTCCTGACGCAACGCCTCAAGTTTTTGAGCGTGGGACTTGACAACTTCCGGCGTCATCGGAGGCGGCGTCTCACCTACCACTGGCGTGCGTGTCGCCAATGTGCTCATCGTCTTGTCATGGAATTCCTTTGCCCGCGCGGCGACATCAGCTGCATCAGCATCCCAATTCTTGAAACGCGGGTCCGGAGGCCGAAGCCCGCCAGGACGCCCGGTGTCATATTTTCTTGCTGTGTAGGCGCTTTCCGTGGAACCAAAATTGCTCGTGTTGTCCCCTAAGACGGCGGTTTTCGCGAAGTTGTACGCTTCGCCGGGGTCTGCGAGGTCGAAGGGCCTTTCTTCCGCGGCAGCGACATGCCCTTGGTCGCCCGGTCCCACTCCGGAACCAGCTTCTTCAGCTCCGGGTGCGTGTGGAAGTATCCCGCCTGCGCCTGGCTCTTGTACGGCATTTTCGGCTCCTGGTTCCGCGGTCGCCGCGTCGCGCGTCGCGAACGCTTCCTTCAGTTCTTTCGCCGCAGGCGATTTGCTCTTTTCTGAGAACGCGCGCAGCTCAACCTCGTTCTGAACTTTGGCTTTAACAATCGATCGCGGAAGCGCTTCGTCCGAATCGAGACCGAGCAACTCACGCGCGAGGTTGTGCGTACTGATCTGATCCATCGCCTTAGGCGCCAGAGGCACCTGATCGGCTGGAGCGACCGACGGTGTTTTAGCAGTAGTATCAATAGGTTGTGGGTTGTTCCTGATCTCTTCGGCCTGATCTTGAATGTTCTTCTGATCGGTTAAGCGCGCAACCTCGGCGCTCAAAGCGTTCCGCGTGCCCTCGGTCTTCTTGGCATAGCCGGAACTCTTCGAGGCGAGTGTCTCCGCGCGATCAAGATCAAACGTCTTGTCCTTGATATCTCCCGCGAGATCGCGCGGCTTGCCCTTGGCATCCAACATGCCAAACTCTTCTCCCAACGCGCGCAACGGCGGAGGAAGCTTCTCATCCCAGGTCTTGCTCGAATTGACCGAGAGGTACTTGCCGATCTCGCTCTTGATCTCGTTGTAAGCTTCCGGCCGCGAGGTGGCCTGCATATTATCGATGAAATCCTTGACCGGATGGTCGCGAGCAACACCATTCTTGAGCAGACCGGCCTCAGCATAGAGCCCTGGTTTTGTTGGGTCCCCAGGTACTCCCTCACGCATCTCCTGACGCATCTGCGCAGGTGAGGTGGGCATCGGCGCGGCAGCGGGCTGCGTCGTGTCTGTAGGAACGGGACTGGCGATCGGAGGCCGATTAGCATCAGACGGAGGCGGAAGCATAGGTACTTCCGGTGGACCAGTCCGGTCCGGCATCCGCATAACTGGAGGTGCCAACAGACCTGCGGGCTGCTCACGCGTCATCGCGTCAACACCGCTCAACGCCGTGTCCACATACTTATACTGTTCAGTTTTAGTTATGCTCGCTGGGTCACGCTTGATACCGAACGCACCACCCATCAACCCACCCAGCACACCACCAGTCAGGAAGGAATCAACGACATTATGCATCCTCTCGTTGATTGGGAGATCAGGTCGGAAGGCCATGCCCGCCGCCGCCGAGATCGCACCCTGCGTCGCATTCGCCGCCGCGCCCGCCGCGCCTGCTGTCCCTATACGTGCCAGGGCATTACCTTCGAGCCCCTTCGATAAGAGCCCCGATTGCGCTGGCGCGACTGCACCCAACACGCCAAGCGGCACACCCAAGGCAACCGAGCGAAGGGCATCTGCCTGCGTCGCACCACCTGGTTTCTCCTGCGCATTTTGGTAAAGTGCTCCGATCGACTGTGGCGCCTGTATCGCAGTGCCCGCGATCATGCTCTTGGCCCAAGGCTGTCCGGCTGCGGTCGCCCAATCTCCTACTGTGGAAAGACTTCCCTTCGCCGCAGCCTCGGTCATCAGCTTTTCAGCCGCTCCCGCGCCGCCGCCTAGAATACGTGGCACCGAGGCGCCGAGTTCAGAAAGACCCGACGCGTCCGCGGCGCCCGCCACGAACGGAAGCTTGGAACCCGCGATGATCGCGCCAAGCGTTGGAAGAAACTTTGCTCCTTGATACAGGGCCCAGGAAGGGGCACCAGAGAGCCCGCCACCACCCTTCGACCACGGAGCTGCCTCAAGGTCCGGCCTGCCGGTCTCCGCTGCCCGCTGGGCACCCCACTGAGCCGCTGAGTGGAGCGCGTCCGCGACAGGGTTCTGGCTCGGCGCCACAACACGGCTGACTGCCTCTCCGGCGCTGGCTAGCCCGCCAAGCATTCCGTAAGTGCCAGCTTTGACACCTGCAACGATCGGGTTCGCAGTGTACACCGGAGGGTGAAACTGCGGCCGGTCTTGCATATAATCCGACAGAGGTGGGAAGCTGTCCAACTATTGCCCCCCTGGCGCATCTCTGATCATCGCAGGCGCATTGAATTTCTCCATGGTATCCAGCCGCCAATCATGAACTTTCCCGATCGAGGCGTTCTGCGCGGGCGTGAGCTTGGAGTAAAACTGCTGCCCTTCCGGCGTCTGACTATTCACCGATGAAATTCCAGGGGCAATCTGCTCCAGCCGCGCTCGAACGCTGTTGTCGAGAGCGTTCCTCTTGTCCCGCAAAATCAAATCCTGAGCGGACAAAATTTGATACCCTTGCTGCATCCGCTCCATTTGGTTGAACGTCATGCCGCGTGTACCTGCGATGAACTTTGCCTTCTCAGACTCGTAAGAGCCAGGCGCTGGCTGCGCGACCGTGTTCATATGATCAACAATCGCTTGATGATGCTGAGGCTGCAACGGCGGACTCTCGCCGGGCGGACCCTGAATGAAATCAGCCAATGGATGCATTGTAGGCTGCGGAAGCATGCCACCACCAGGATCGATATTGGACTGCATCACTGGCGTTTGCTGACCAGTCGGTGACGGCGCGGTGGCGCCTCCCGGCGCTATAGCCTGGGTCCGCACCTGCAGCTGAGGGAGATCATTGACGTCCATCTCAGTTCCCTATCCATGAAAAGCCATTCCTACCAAAGCCCCATTCTTGAGGCACGAACATCTTGCGGAGCATGGCATTCCGAGCTTCTTTAACATGTTCCTCGAAGGAATTCTTGAACTCTTGAGCCCGTTCCGGCATGCCTGCATCCACATCCACGATGCGTAGCGCAAGGTATGCAGCCCATTCAAGTAGGTCCATATGATGCTGCTCCGGCACCTCAAGTGCCTGCTCCATGTTGGCGAGGGTCAACCTGTTAATCGGCATCCTTATGATGCGTAGGTTGACCACTGCACCAACATAATCAACACTCACCACCGGAAAAATACGGAGGTTAACTTGTGTCAAAGAACCATCCGGGTCTGCATTCACGAACTCATCGGTGGAGTAGGCAAGCGGCTTACCTGGATTCATCGTCGAAAGCTGACCAGGATCGAAAAAGTATGTGTCAGGCATATGGTACGTCTGGAAGGACGAATGTCCAGCGCGTGCAAGATCAGCGTTGTCCCCTTGTACCTGTGCCGAAAGCACCGCGATTACACATGGATCAAGCGGGTAAATATTCTGACCGAGGACAAGAGGAACCTGCGTGACCGGCGTTTTCGAGCCAGCCACATCGACAAAAGTATGATTGATGCCAGGTGTTACTGAGGTGGGATCAAGCGTCGCAACCGTACCATCACGAATGACAAAGGCCCGGCGAGCAAAACGCCGCTGGGCCTCATCGATGTACCTGACAAGCGTGGTGTCGGTCCAGAGAAGATCAGACGGTCCATCCGTCTGATCCGAACGATCGTGAAGGATATTCTCCCTCAGCTCTGTGAGGCATTCACCCAAGTTCACAATGTGCCTCCGCCAATTAGGCGGCGGCTGCCGCCTCGGGATTCCGATTGATCACACGGTAGGGAAAACGCATCCGCTGCCGATAGCCTACCACGCGCCGCGTCTGCTGATGCACCTGCGGTAAAGAAGTGATAGCATGATCCAGGATTTCAATCAAAGCGGCCGGAACATCCACCTCGACACCAGCCATAATCATGAACCCTTTGCCATTAAGCCCAAGGAATAGGCCGGTAGGCGGGATGTCATCGTTCTCTTCCAAGATAATGTGAGTGGTCTTGGGTTTGGTCAGCTTCGGCCGCACAACTTCAGGCTCAATGTTTGTGCCGAGAATGTCTTCGGGCTTCATATGTCACCTTAAGGGTTGAAGGACCGCAAATGCCGCGGTCCTCGATGTTGGTTCGAGCTTACTTCGGCTCGTAGACGATGTGCGCGTTGACCGCGCCGGGCGTGCCGCCTGTGAAGGCCGACAAGGACGCCTCACCCGCGTTCGTCGCGTTGCCTAAAAGCTGGAAGCAGGAACCTTCGTCACCCGCGCGCCAGAAGGCGATGCCGCCGAATGCGTTGAAGGAGAACTGCAACTTCGCTTTGACGTTTGAGTTGGACCGCTGAGGAGGGGTCGTCGCAGCGATGAAGCCTGTCGGAACGCCGGTAAGCGCCGCCGTGGCGGGGTTCATCGGGCCATTCGAGTTCGGAGTCGAAAGCGCCGTAAGGGTCGCACCCACGGTGCTATCATACGCCAGTTCCAAGAACGTTGGCGCCGAGGACGTCGCCTGACCGCCGACCGAGACTTCCCAGATGTTGTTGATCTGAGTCGCGGACCCACCTTGCAACGCCGCATAACCACCGTTGGTCATCGCGACAGCATCCGCCACCGCCACTGGCGTCAACGCATTGACGGAAAAGGACCATTTTGCCATCTTACTCTCCTAGGGGTTATGCCCCGATGTGTTCCCCAAGGCATCCCAGGGGAGATGAGAAAGCGGAGCCATACCCGCGTCCGTCCGAAAATTTTGCTCCAACGTATGATCCGCGACTTTCGCCTTCGTCCGGCAAAATCCATCTTGAGTGTGTGCCACTGCGCAGGGATCACAAATATATCGATCGCAACTGGAGCAGTGTCCGCGCTCGCGCTCCCTCTCCGGGTTCTTAATCACGATCACACCACAGTGATCACATGTCATCGTGGAGGCTTCGAAAAGTTTTCCCTCACCTACCACAGGACCCGAGACACCGGCAGCTGTGAGATCGGCTTGAGTGATCCCAGGGCTGGCCCGGTGATCAATAGTGAAAATTCCCTCACGCTGCTTCATAGACCACTCTTTAGGTAAAGGTAATTCCGATTGGGTTCTGAACGTACCACTTCCCTTTATATGCTGTCAAAGTGAGCCTGGCACCTGCATACGCCGCGAATGTCGCTAAGTTGACGGACGCCGAGCCGGTCTGTAGCAACCCCGTCGCGGTGAGCGTATGCGCATACGCGGTCGTCGAGCTGAGGTTGATCGTGACGCCATCATCCACACCCGAAGTCGGCGCGGCAAGAGTGAGCACCGCGACACCAGCTTTCGTAATGGCGTAGCTACCGGAGGCATGCGGGTTAATAGCGCCACTCGCCGTGATGGGTGTGAAGGACCCAGGAGTTAATTCCTCGGTGATGCCATACAACTCGGAGAACATCTCCTGGATGTTCCCGATCTGAAGTTCCATCGACGCGTTCAACGTATTGTCTAACGGAATCTGTCCCATCAGTCATCGTCCTCTTCGGCCACGGCCGCGTCGAAACTCGACCCAAATTCATCACCCTCACACTGAGCCTTATCGAGGTTCTTTCCTATGAACTCTCCAACCTCAGCTGCAGTCTTGAAGGCATACCCACACCAGGGGTCAACGTAGTCCCCTGGGGTCTTTGTTTTCGCCCGCTTCGGCTCGCGGATTTCAACCTCGTAGCCGTTTTCGAGCTTTTCGATCCGGACTACGATGTCACCCATGTTACGGTCCTGTCGTGGCCATTGCCTGGATCGCATCGAGTGTTTCCGACACGACCATGGTGTGATCATCGTGGTAGGTGATCAGCGAGCAGATAACCGGCACAGGCTCAATCACTGCCTTCTCAGCAGGGATGACGGTCTGCGTCGTCTTCGGAGCCTTGCCCTCGATCGCCTCAGGCTCGTGATGCTTCGGCGTATAGGTGCTCTGCTCGATCTGCTTCACACCAGCCAACCCAATGAGGATTGGTACACCGTTCATCTGCGTAAGTTTCACGATATGCGCCATCACCTAAACTCCTTGCTAACCATTAAGACAAGAGACCGCCGCGCGCCTGAGCGCATGAAGGAATTAGCCGAGCGCCATCCAGGCGTAAGCTTTAGCGTTAACGTTCACGTCAGCGCCGGAAGTACCCGCGGTGATCGAGAGAGGTTCTTTGGTCCGATCTGGTATGATCCTGGTGATCGTGACCAGACCCTGCGCGCCGTCATCAGGCGTCTGGGCGCCAGGGAGAGGATAAGCAACCTCACTCTGTGAGAACACCTGATCACCAACAAGGATACACGAGTTGGCATCGAGCGTTATCGTACCGGCCGCGACGGTCTTAATGACGTTCGTGTTGGTCATCCCTTCGAACCACTCATAACTGATGCGGTCGGTAAGATTGACGAGCTTCACGTACCGGGGAATGAAACCAACCCGGATTGGGATCACACCAGCATCGCCGGTGCCGGTGTAAAAACCGGAGGCGAAGTTAGCAACGCCACCCTCTTGGCCGAGTCCACGAGTCGCGAATAATGCAACAGGAAGTGTCATTGTCGTGCTCTCCTTGAGCCAAAAATCAGAAGGAAGCTAGGGGTTTACACCCCTAGTCTTAGTTCATGGTGGAACCAACTTCGAGACGAGCCATCCAGGCGTCTTGCAAGATGACCGTGGCGGTGTAGAGCTTCCAGCCAACCGTGCCGCGTTGCCCAAGAGGATCACCCGGCGCGGGCTTCGGATTAACCACCATCGGCGTCATGCTCGACTTGCCTTTAAGCGGAACGATGCCGTAGCAGTCACGCGCGAAGATCAAGATCGGGTAGATGTCGATGTTGGTTGTATCAGTCGAGACCAGGTTGGCATTGTTCGCCACAACAGCGCCAGACTGCGCGCCGGTCCAAGGTGCGATGACGGTCGACGTCAGGTAACGCACCTGCTCGCAGGACCCGATCTCACCCTCGAAGGGGCTCGTGTGCGGACCATAATCGGCCACGACTTTGAAGCCGGGCAGATTACGAATGTCAGTCTCGAGATCGGGGTGAACCACCGCCATAAACGATGCTTCGACCGACTTGGTATTATAGTTGGCCGTGGAGGCGACCACCTGAGTGATCTTCTTCGCGTTCTGGCGGTTGAGCGCCGTGGTGACGCGCCGCTGATCCTGAAGAGTGATCGGCGAGGCAATCGTTGCCCGCGTCGTGACCGCAGTGCCGCTGCCGTAGGCGTAGAACACGTTCGTTCCGGCCTTAAGCACATTGAAGCGGAGGGTCTCGACGGTGACCGCAGCTTGCTCACCAAGGATGTCCGTGGTTTGCTGCAGGATCGGGTCGGTGTGGGTGTCTTCGATGACGTCCGTAATGGTGATGTAATCGCCATACTGCGCCAGCGTGACAGTATAATCCTGGTTCGCGAGGACGGAACCGGAAGGCGTGACGCCTTCAATCAGCGGCGTGGTCGCGACGGGGATGAAGAAGGGAGTAGCGCCGCCGTTCACACCGGCGCCGTTGTCCGGGCCAGCTGCACCACCTGCACCCTGCAGGAAGTAGCGGCGGAACTTGGCAGTCATGGTGCTGTTCGTCGGCAAAGGATATGTCTGGCCAAACTTTTCCAGATGAAGGTAGGGCATCGCCCGCTTGAGCATACGCACCACGGAGTAGGCGGCAACTGCGGGAGAAATATCGCCATACGTTGTAACGGCTGCCATAGCGGCGCTCCTTGAGTGAACAACTCTCTGGAACGACTAGGGCCTGTGGCAACCGCTTGTTTGGTTACGGCAAGGCAGCTCGCTTCCTTAATGTAGCTTAAGACTTTATTCCAACTTATCGAACCTGTCAAACACACCTCAGAAACTCTTCGTGCGTCAAGTCCCTCTTCCGCGAATTAAGCACAGCATCAGGGTTTGCCTGTGAAATATTTATTTTCACCACGCGCTTTTGCTCTAGAACATTCCCCTATATTCATTGTTCTAGCTTATCAAACTTATCAAAAGCACTTTCAAAATCGGCCGGATCAAGTCCTGCTTGCACCCCACTTCTTTTACTTTGAATAGGTGCAAGTGCCGCGGCTGCGGCTGCTGCTTCAGGAGTTAAACCTGGCTTCACAGGCTTAGGAAGTACAACCGGCGCGCCTGGAGTAAGCGGAGCCCCGATACTCTGCCGGTACATATTGATCAGTCCGGCAATCTCTCGCGGCTCACCTTCTTGGATCACATGTTTGATCGAAGGCTGCATCCAGTCTGGCTGCTTCTGTGCCCATGCAATCGCTGGGTCGCGCACTTCATCATAGTCCGGCACCAGCGTGTAAATTGTGTCCAGATGGCTATGTTCTGCGACGGTGCCCAACACCGAGTCACGCTGTCTGAACTGTTCTGCCACTTGGGAAAAGATATAGGCTGTAAGCTGCTTATACTCACCGCGGCGCATGAGCGCTTCGCCGCGTGCCACAACCTCCCAATCCTTATGGTAAGTCGCGAGGTATTCCTGCTCGGCCTGGCTGTACTCAGGTGGAGGCGGCGCCTGGGGAACCGGTGGAGCTTGCGGGATCGGCGGGCGCGCGTACTCCGCGATCCGGCGCAACTCATCTTCACTTAAGCGCGGCTGTTCTACATGAGCGGGGGCGCCGGGATCGGGAGCGGGGGGTTCACCTGCGGCGGGAGCAGGAGCGGGGGCGCCGGGATCGGGAGCAGCGCCGGGCTTGGGAACGGGAACAGCGGGAGCGCCGGGATCGGTAGAGGCGTCGGGCTGGGTTGTGGCGTCAGGGGCATTGGGTTCTCCCTCAATCTTATCCACGCCGTCCGGAACCTCACGCTCCCCAAGCTTGTCTAGGTCATCGAACGCATGAGCAAACTGCTCATCGCTGGTCTGCTCTATAACCACAGGCACCGGATCGAGCGGTAAAACAAGCTTAGCTGCAGAAGGCATAAATCACCTCAACGTTGAAAAATATCACCGGATTCGAGCGGGTCGCGGAGGGCCTGCATCGGCGCCTCGATGTCGACCTTCGGCCGCGTCATGATCGTCTGGAGCTTATTGAGCGCCCGGCATTCCCCCTGGAGGGCCAGGAGGTCCTCCGAGCGGGCTTCCACCATCGCCGATTTGGTCACCTCCAGGCTGTACTTGATCAGGTCCAGGAGCAGGTAGTGCTCCGGGCTGCCCTGCATCCCCCGGATTCCCTCCTGCAGGCTGCTGAATTTGCGCCGATCCACCGACTCCAAGCTCATTTTCCATCCCTTGTTTTAGAATCTTGAGTGCTGCATCCACACTCGCCGCATTAGCCATAGCCGAATTCTTCTCGCCTTGCGCGATATTTTTAAAGGCATCAGACAAGAGTTTGCGTGCATTCGCCTCAGCCAATTCGGTTTGCTGTTGCTGCTGCGCCTGGGTCGCTTGATCCTGCTGTGACTGCCTACGGGCTGCTTCTTCAGGTGAGACTAGCATGTCCGTCAGATCACGTACAGCGAATCTCATCTCCGTCATCTTGCGTATATTCACATGTGGCAATTCTTCTGGTCGTAATGTTGTGACAAGTTGGTCAACCTGACCACCTCTCAACTCCTTCGCGATCAAGCTCGTCGCGCCACGCGCGATCACGTTGTAGTCGCCATCCTGCGCCTTATCAGGGTTGAACTTGCGGTTGAATATGACCATCGATTGAATGATGCTTTGGGTGAACTGGTCAAAGTTTCTCACGATGTCCTTGAAGGGGAGCGCCGCATCGCCGCGGATCATCGAGGCGCCACCCAGCGTCCGCATCGGCTCGCTCGGCATCTTCTCCATGTCGCCGCCCGTCGCCGGGCCGACGAAGGTCTCGGCGTCCACGATCTTCATGAACAAGTCGATCATCTTCAGAAGCTCGTCGATGTGCGACTCGATCGTCACGTTGCGCACGGCGGGCCACTGCGCCTCGGGCCCGGTCCCCTCACGATACCAAATCTTGTATGACTGGATAGCACTTAGGTCTTGGTCGAGTCTAAGAAGGTCAGTGTTAAGCTCCAAATTCGGGCCACAAGTAACAGACGCATTATCCAAGACCATTCGGGTGGCGGCACTGATGGACATTTGACTGTCACGTATAATGTTAGGTAGTCCGTACCCAATGACAGATGTGTCGTCTTCGTCGAACGAAAATACATGAACGGTCTTAACATCTGCTTTGACTTTCACCCATGGGTTGACGTCCGCCTTGATTACTATCCCGCCGATCATCCAGACTTCAGAGTTGATCTCGTCCGCAAGCTTATCATCCGCGACTTCTACCCCAGCCATGCGCAGGTACTGTCCACCGATCGGGCCGTGCCAGACAATGACTTCGAACTTCGACGTCTCCGTCTTCATCTCGTTGACGTTGAC